ATGCTGTGGCGCAAGCCTACAAGAGGCAGGAAGACCCTGAGTTGTCTAACGTGTATAAGCAATCGTTTGATGAGGCTGTCATGTTGGCTCGTAAAGAGTTGATGCGTGCCAACGGTCATCGCCCTATGGTGATGTCTAGAGGTTTTGTGCGTCCTAGTGAGAAGTATTGGCTTGAGTCTTTGGGTAGAACGCTAGGTCAATAATGTCTACAATGCGTGTTTTTCGTCAGGATGATTTTACTGGTGGGCTCAATCTCAGGGCCGACCAGTTTCAACTCGCCCCGAATGAATCGCCACGTATGTTGAATGTTGAGATTGACCCTCGTGGTGGTGTCTTCAGTCGTGGCGCTATGCGTCGCATTAATACTAGTCCCGTGACTGGTGCTTGGCGTCCTAAGAATCTTGTTCCGTTTTACACTACTTCTTCTGCTTATGTTATGTTGTCTACTGGGTTTGCATCTGCCGTTAACGGCGATGTTCATTATTCTACAGGTAGCAACTTCAGCCCTTTAAGTATCCCTGTCAGTGAACAGCATGGTGCTAGTTTTGCACCATGGGGTGACACGCTTTATATTGCTACTGGACAAGATACTGTATCATACAAGTGGGATGGTACAACAACAACTGCTTTGACTGCTTCTGGTACGGCAGGTGCATGGCAAGATTCGTACACTGCTGGTTTGTCGGGTGTTCATTTTCCTAAGGCTAAACATGCTGTTACGCACGCAGGTAAAATCTTTGTTGCGAATACAAACGAGAACTCTATTGCTTATCCTAACCGTGTACGCTGGTCACATCCAAATAGTCCTGGAAACTGGGCATCTAACGACTACATTGATGTAAACGATGGCGGTCCTAGTATTACTGCACTGGCTGTTTTTGCTGGTCACCTATTGGTGTTTAAACGTGATTCTGTATTTGCTGTTTTTGGTTATGATTCTGATACTTTTCAGGTTGTCGAGATTTCTCGTACTGTTGGTGCAGCAACACCGCATGCTGTGACAATAACTGAACGTGGTGTTTATTTCTTTTCATATCCTGAAGGTTTAATGTATTACGATGGTAAATCGGTGCGTGACATTTTTGAACCCATCCGTCCTGCGATTATAAACTCGGACATTAACGCAAACATTGCTACGCAAGTTTTTGTTAATAACATTAACCGTCGCATTTGGGTTTCTGTGCCTTACAGCCAAACAGCAGAGGAAACTGTTGCTACTGCTTCTTTCGTGTTTGACCCTACTATTCGTGATGGTGCTTGGCTGATGTTTTCAACAGCAGACAACCGTGGTTTGAATGGTGGCTGTGATTTTATTGAACAGTCTAGTGGTGCTATAATGCATCTTGGTGTTCATTCTTCCCAGCCTTATGTTTTGGGTGTGGATTTATACACCAACGGTTATGACAATATTTCTGGAACTAACTATCAGTTCACTAGTCGTTACCGTACACGCTGGATTGATGGTGGTTCTTATTCGCAGAAGAAAATGTTCCGTCGTCCTGAGGTTGTTGTTAAGCAGCAGGGTGTTTCTGGTGGTTTGATTGTTAAAGCCTTTGCTGATTATGAAGAGGCTGACAATAGCGAAATTAAAGAATATACTTTGACAATTCCTGCTTCAGGGTCGGGTATGGTTTGGGGTACTAGCCTTTGGGGTGCCGCTAATTGGGGTGCTGCCAATGTTGGTGCACAGTTAATTACTGGACGTAGTATTGGTCTTGCCAAATCTATACAGTTAGAATTTACAGGTCCTGTTGGCACTTCTTGGGGTGTCAATAGTTTCACGTTAAAATACAATCCTAGGAGGGTTACAGCATAATGGCTACTTTACCAATTGACTATACGTTTTCAAACGGAGACGTTGCAAACGCTAACCACGTTAATACTAACTTTCAAAGTATAAAAACTTTTGTTGAGGCATCACTGGTTAGCACTGATGGCGCTGTCCAGGCTGGCACTGCTGCCATCGCAAACAACGCTGTTACGACAGCAAAGATTCTTGACTCTAATGTTACGACAGGCAAGATTGCTAATGATGCTGTAACTGCCGAGAAGATTGCTGCTGGCGCTGTTGGTGCTAGTGAAATCGCTGATGGTTCTGTTGGCACAGCAGAGTTGGCCAATGGTGCTGTAACGGCTGCTAAAAAATCGGGATTTTCTGGTGTGACATATCAGGACTTTACTATTACTGGTGTTATAAACGACGCAGATGCCTTTTTTCAGGGTAGCGACCATGTTATTACTTTTGGTGGTGGCAAAACATATAATGATGTTGTTTCTATTGTGCCCAATGCTGGAACAAACAGCACAGTAACTTTATACCATTATGAACTTGGCGCACAAGGTGGAGTCTTAAACAATAATCAGGCAAGACTTAACTGTAGTATTTCAAACAACATTGACACGGGTGGAAATGTTAATGTCCGTGTTTGGTTCTTCGTGTAACTATGCCTATTGAAACCCCAAGAGATAAACCAGAGTTGCAGATTTGGACTGCACCTTTGATGGAAGCACTCCGTTCTTCGGATGCTTCCACTCTTCAGCATATCTTTACTTCACTTAAGGAGTATCTGCGTGGGGTTCAAACAACCATTAGTTCAAACTATTACAACTTAAGTATTGGTTCTGTATCGGTGGGTACAGCGGCTGCTAGTATTACTGGTACGTTTCCGAATCAAAACTTAAATCTTGTTTTACAAACTGGACCTGCTGGGCCGACTGGCCCTACAGGCCCGCAAGGTATCCCTGGGTATTCTATTTTGAATATTGATGGTGGGGCACCTGATTCTATTTATGGTGGTATACCTGTTATTGATTGTGGGAGTATCTAATGGCTATTATTGTTCAATACCGTCGTGGCACAGCCGCACAGTGGACCAGTACTAATCCTGTATTAGCGATTGGAGAGCCTGGTTATGAAACTGATACAGGCAAGTTTAAGGTTGGTAACGGTGTGCAAACGTGGAGTTTGCTTCCGTATTCTAGTGGTGCTGTAGGTCCGACTGGTCCGACTGGACCGACTGGTGCTACTGGTATTCAGGGTCCACAAGGTATTCAGGGTATAACTGGTGCTACAGGGGCAACTGGTGCTACTGGTCCTATTGGTCCTACTGGCTTGACTGGTCCTACGGGTCCCACAGGCGCTACAGGAGCCACTGGGGCGGTCGGAGCGACAGGTCCGACTGGTCCACAAGGCCCGACAGGTTTAACGGGCGCTACGGGGCTTACAGGACCCCAGGGACCGACTGGAGCCACAGGTCCTGCTGGTCCTACTGGTGCTGCTGGCAACAACGGTCTAGATGGTGACCGTTACCACACTACGTCTACGACATCTTTGACTATTGCTAGTAATGGAAACATAACTTTATATACGGTTGATTTGCATCTAGATTATTCGGCGGCTCAAACTGTTATTATTGCTTACGACTTAGCCAACCACATGCATGGTGAGGTTGTTTCCTACAATGCTTCTACTGGTGCTTTGGTTGTTGATTTAAAGAATAAAACTGGTAGTGGTACTTATTCTGCTTGGACAATCAACCTTAATGGTGCTGTTGGTATTCAGGGAGCAACTGGCGCAACAGGCGCTACTGGCGCTACTGGTGCGCAAGGTCCTCAAGGTATCCAGGGTATTCAGGGGGAAACTGGTTTGACTGGTGCTACAGGTCCTATTGGTCCTACTGGTGCTACTGGTGCTACTGGTGCTATTGGACCGACTGGTGCTGGCGTTCCTGTAGGTGGCACCATCGGACAAATACTATCTAAAATTGATGGCACCGACTACAATACGCAGTGGATTACAAACAATCCTGCTACAACATTAAATGACCTTACTGATGTAACGATAACCACTCCAAGTAGTGGTCAAATTGTGTCCTATAATGGTTCACAATGGGTTAATTCTGTAGCGCCAGAAACTGGTACTAGTGTACAGAAAGGTAACAATACAATGGTTTACGCAATGATGAGTATGGAGTTTTAATGGCTGTTGGTGATGTAGTTCCTCTTAGGCTTGGTGGCCCAACACAGTTGGGTACTGGTGCTACGACGTTGTTTACTGTGCCTGCTGGGCGACAGTACACAACTAAGCAAATTATTATTTGCAATACTGACAATATTGACCGTACTGTTACCTTGGGTATTGGTGGGGTTACTGCGGCTTTGTCTGTTGTTTTTCAGATGCCTATTGGCGCTAACGATACTATTGTTTTGGATACAGCATTGGTGTTTGAGGCAACACAAACTTTGCAGGGTGTTTCTGATACTGCGTCTAAGGTGACTGTTACTGCTACTGGTTGGAACAGGGAAGTTTAAGTGGCTATTTCTGCTTCTTTGGGTACTGCTGGCTTAAAGCAGGGTGTGTGTACTAGTACGACTCGCCCTACAGCACCGTTTGAGGGTCAGATGATTTATGAGACTGATACGGATATGGTGGCTGTTTGGAATGGGACAGCCTGGCGTTATATTGCTGCGACCACACCAACTAACGGAACTGTATTACAGGTGCAACAAACCGTTCTCAATACCACTACTTCAACTACTAGTGCATCTGTTGTTGATGTTTCTGGTTTTTCTGTTTCTATTACACCTAAAAGCACATCAAGCAAAGTGTTGGTTACGGTCAATCTTACGGTGGGTTTTGGAAGCGCAGATGATACTTACTTCAACCTTGTGCGAGGTTCTACAACTATTGCAATTGGTAGTGGTGGTACAAACAATAACTCTGCTTTTCGCCGTGGCAACATTATTAGTGATACTGGTATGGATACTGTAACGATTGTGTTTTTGGATTCGCCAGCGACTACTAGTGCAACTACTTATAAGATGCAGTATGGGACAAGAGTTGGAACTTTGTATGTAAACCGTAGAGGTTCTGATACGGCTTTTGTTACTTCGTCTACTATCACTGTGCAGGAGATTGCAGGTTAGTTATGGGTATCACACAACAAATCGGTGCGTCATCACTAATCAAACCAGGCGTTTGCACTTCATCTACACGGCCTGCATCACCATATACAGGTCAGGTTATTTTTGAAACAGACACAAACAAGTTGCTTGTGTGGAATGGCACGGCTTGGGTTATCCCGAATAGCCCTGCACAAAACCCTGGTGGGTTGGAATACATAAACCAGTTTACATTGTCGGGTCTGACAACAAACCTCACAAACATTTTCAGTTCTACCTACGACAATTACCGTTTAGTTGTTAGTGGCATTATTACGGGTGCCGCACTTATAGACAAATACCAAATGCTCAACAGTTCAACACCTGCAACTGGTGCTAACTACAATTCTTATCGTTGGACTACATCAGGGGCAGCAGAGTCAAATAGTGGACAAACAAGTGGTTTTGCAATGACTACTGGTACCACGGCGCAATCTTGGGTTATTGAGGTTTTTAATCCTGCCATTGCAACAAAAACTAACCTAAACGCATCAGGGCAATACGGTGCAAACGCAGACATTCCATACCCTGAACTAATCACTTCCGTTCATACCCTTGCAACGGCCTATGACGGTATGTCGCTCGTTGCTACAGGCACAACATTTACAGCAGGAAAAGTAACGGTTTATGGGTATAGGAAATAACGATGGCAATCTCTAATAATTCAACTGGGTTACGTCCTGGTGTTTGCACGTCGACGACACGCCCGACAGCCCCATACGAGGGGCAGATGATATACGAAACCAACACAGATATGGTCGCTATATGGAACGGCACAGCGTGGCGATACCTTGCTGCAACCACGCCAACAAATGGCACTGTGTTGCAAATAGTTACAGGAACATCAAACACTCAAGTAGGTACAGGTTCGGGAACATACTCAGACGCAGGACTATCTGCAAGCATCACCCCAAAATCATCATCAAGCAAAGTTTTAGTTTTCGCCCAATTAAACTGGTACAACGCAGGGTCAAACAAAGTTACATTCAACCTTGTTCGTGGTAGCACTCAAATAAATGAAACAAACCCTTTAGGTGGTGACGCAAACAACCTTGATGGTGGACATTTTCTTACTTTTCTAGATAGTCCTGCCACCACATCAGCGACAACATATAAAGTGCAGTTCAAAACTAATGCTGGAGCAAGTTATTTACGAGCATCCGCAACAGCAACTTGTACTATTTATCTTATGGAGGTGGCGGCATGACCGTAAGTAACAGAATGATGTATTATAGAGGATTTGTATGAGCAATATTGACTACACAGGATTTACACAGCGCCAAAGAGCCGCAGGGAGCCAGTATGGCTCCAAGACGGCTCAGAACGCCTATGCCCGTTTCTTGTCTCAACAGCGTGGTTCTAGGAAGAAGTTTGGGCTTCAACAGCAGTATGAGAAGCAGGCACCGAAGGTGGTTGGCGGATACACACAGCGTGGTCTTGCTGGGCCTGGGGTTCGGTCGGGTATTTTTCAGAAGGGCATGAATGAGTTTGCTAGTCAGAATTTGAATGATATTAATGATGTTAATACCGAGATTGCTAGCGATATGGACCAGTTCAATTTGCTTGACCGTCAAAACAAGGCAGAGTATGAAGACCAACTAGCCGCTATTCAAGCCGAGAAGCAACAGCAGATTGCTAGCACAGCAGCAACTTTACAGGCTTTTAAGCCGTTCTTAGGAGGATAAAATGGCACGTGAACTACCAAAAGATGAGGGTCCAGCAGTCAAAGGATTGGTTGGTGTTAAAGATAAAAAAAACAAGGGTAAATCACAACCCCTGGTTGATAATGTAAATCGTGTTACAAGCAACATGCCTTTTTCTCCAGCGATTGGGCGTGCACCAACTATGCAAGAGTTGGGGCTTGTTTCAACAAAAGCAACAAAAGATAAGGCTTACAAGGATGCATTAGCATCCATGCAAAGTGGTTCAGGTGGTGGTGGACCTAGTGGCCCTAGTCCTTTGGACCGCTATACTCGGGCTATTCAGGGTATGCTTACTAGTGGTTCGTATCGTCAACCACAGGATGATTTGCTTGCTAAACTTACCGAAATGTATGGTCAGGCACAGCCACAGATTAATACTGCTATGGATAGTTTGACTGGTTTTCTTCAGGGGCAGTCTAATCCTTATGCTGGTTTGCAGGCTCAAACAACGCAGGCTACGCCTCAGTTGTCTGAGTTGCTTCAGTCGCAGGGTGTTGACCAAACTCCTTTGCAACAGTTGGCTGCTGTAACCCAAGCACAGAACACTGGTCAGTCTACTGCTTTTCAAAACCTGATTGGTTCTATGCAGAACATGTGGCAGGGTAACCAGGCTGGGCAGATTTCTGATGTGGCAGCACAGAGGGCTGGTTTGCAAACACAATTAGAGAATTCTAGATTGGGTGCTGGTACACAGTTGAACACTCAGGCTGCTGGTCAACAGCAGGATTTGATGAAGATGTTGCTGGAGGCGTTGTCTAAAGGTGGACGACCTAACAAGGGTGGGTTGTTTGGTGAAAGCAACACGGCTGCAAGGTTGCCTTTTAATGTTGGAAGACGGGGCCAATAATGGACCCAGTAGTTTTACAGTTGCTTACGCAAATGGCACAAGCCAAAGGTGGAAACAGGAATCTGTCAGGTACGCTTAACAATATGGATAATCCTTTGTTGTTGGCTTTGGCTGGCGTTTTGGACCCTATGAGCGGTCAGGGCGCTGGACAGTCTAGTGGTATTTATAATCAGTTTGCTAACGACCCTAATACTCCTGCTACTGTTCAGCAGGTTATGGATTGGGTTGACCAGGGTTTAAACAAGTATCAGATTGAGTCTATGGTGACTCAACTGCCTGATGCTGTTGTTATGGATGGCGGATATACAAAGAAGCAACTTGTTTCTATGGCTAATGATATGACTAAACAGCGTTCTACTGGTGCAGACAAGAATGTATTCGAGAAGGCTGGTTTTCGTAATCCTAATGATGTTTATGGTTTGGAAGATGTTCCTTTGAATGCTAATAATCAAAAAATGATTTATGATATACAGCAGGAAGGTAAAACTGGTTCTCTAGGTTCTGAAGCCAAAGCGCAAAAGGCTACTTCGGCTTTAGCGAAGTTGCGTGCTGGTACATCTGTAATGTCTCCTGAGGCTTCTAAAAAGTTGGCTAAAGAACTTGACTGGACAAAACCAAATGCTCAAGACATGCAGGTTTTTGACCCCAATAAAGGTTTCTTGTATGCTTTGCGTGAAAAGTTGCTTAACGCTGAAGAAGATGTAAACCTTGATGAGTGGACTAAAAACATTACAGAGTCCAATACTAAATATGGTGGATTAGGGTTGGACAAAGAACTCTTGAAAAAGCAAGTTGCCAAGTTGACTAAAAAGGGTCAAAAATATGCACAGACAAAGTACACAAAACCTTTGTCCGATGCTTATGATAAAGCCATGTTTGAAAAGGTCACATCTGAAGGCGCTGCTACCAACGCTAGGCGCCAAGAGGAAGCCGCTCGTGAGGGTGTTCTTCAAGCATACGCTGAAATGGGCAGAACTCCATTTACGGACCAGGCTTCTCAGTTGATGAGATTCATTGCTGGGACGAAGTAACGATTTCCATATAGAGTATGGCTAATCCGTATACAGACCAGAGGGCTTTGCTTGCCCGACTGCAACAACAGAACGCTGGTGCAGCAACCCCAAGGGTTGCGCCTGGACCTTTGCCATCTAAGGCTGGTATTACGTTAAGCAATACAGCCACGAATATGGCTATTACCAACCCTGCTCTTAGGTCTAAGATTGAGGCTATTGCGGCCAACAAGCCACAGGGCGCTGGTGGCGTTATTGGTGTGCTTGGCACGGCTCTAAAGCCGTTGTCGGTGTTGGCTCTTCCTGGTCGTGCTGTTGTTGGTGGTGTTCGTGAACTTGCCGATGTTATGGATAATGACCCAAACACTACTGCTAGTTTTGGTGATTTCCGCAAAAACATGTCTGACCCTACGTTTGGGTTTGGTAAAGCATTTAAAATCAATACAGGAAGTATTTGGCTTGACAGAGGTATCGGCCTTGTTGGCGACCTCGCTTTAGACCCTTTAACTTATCTTACTGCTGGTACAGGCAAGTTTGCTGGTATGGCTGGAAACGTTGATTTGGCTGCTAAGGTTTTGGGTATAACTAACGACGCTGCTTTGGCAGGTCGTGTTGCTAAGTATGGTCGTGGAGCGTCAGGGTTGACAGACGATATTCTTCAGGGTGCTGGTGCTAACCGTCACGGTTTGTATATGTTTGGAAAGAAACTTGGCAAGGCTGGGGAGATGCAACAGGGTTTCCGTATTCCTGGTACTGGTGCGCTGGGTCAAATGACCAGCGCTTCTTTGTCTAGACTGCGTGTATCTGCAATGGGTACAAAAGGTGGAAAGTTTCTACAAAAGATTACTATGCCTCCTGACATGCTTGAAGCACGAGTGGCTTTGCGTCAAGGAACCTTAGGTTCTACTGACGCTGTTAGAGCAGTTATTGGGGCTATACAGTCGGAACCTATTCAGCGTATGACCACAGGTACTGTTCGTCAAGCCGAGGCTGCTTCTATGGAGCAGTTCCTTAAAGAACTTGACGTTATGGGTGTTGAATCGTATGGTGATGATTTGCATAAGATGATAACAAGCGAAGGTGCCTACAACGCTGGTGCAGCAGAGCAACGCATGATTGTTGATGCTATTAAAGAAAAGTTTGCTTATTTTGAAACCAATGTAGATGCTGCTCGTCAAGTTATTGACGACACTAGTCCTCCTTTTGGTATGAAAGACTACTTCCCAATGATGCAAACTGATGAGGCTATTGCATTCAGGTCTAATGGTTCTGC